TGCCTCCAAGTCCGTTTAATGGGACTATTAACCAGGGGGGGATCAGGTCAGGAGCTCCTTCGCTCCGGACGGTATCTCGATGTTGTTCTTTCTTGCGACTCGCACGAGAAGCTCCCAGCCCTGAGCCGTGAGCTTGTGAGAGTCTCTGACATGAAGCCTGTTGTGTGTCTTATGTGAAACACTAACCAGATTCCATGCGCAGTAGGTGAACTGAGGATAAAGTTCACGAGGAAAGACATGATGAACCGTGTTCGCTTCAACACGTCTTCCATACCTGAGCTCAACCTGGTCAAGAAACTTATCTCGACGCAGGATAAAAGCCCTCAGATCTTCCCATCTCTTTACTCTCAGTTCATGTACTGACATATGTTTAACCAATAAAGAAGCCCTGTGAGTAGATTCAGCAGGGCTTCAATCTTTGAAAAAAGGACGAAATCAACAAGGATCTATGCTTTGAATGTGGCGAAACCGGGAATGATACCGCTCCTTGTTACTTTCTCTAATAACACATTACCATGTTTTCTTGTGCAATTTAGTGCACACTTTAATCAGAAGTCTTGCTATTTTCTGTTTCAACTGCTCGGAGCAGTTCTATTTCCATATAAATATCATTATCTTGCTTTAAGAAATTAGCTGCATGATCTATATCAGTAGTGTGATGACACATACCCTCAGAAGCAGAGCAGTTCTCACATTTAGTCTGATCGCAAATATATAAGACCTTTCGTTCAAGGGCTCGAATTGCTTTACTCATAGCCACGATATAATTTGCAGACATAATTGTTTTTGAGTTTCCTCTGGCTATCGCTATGAAAGCCGTTGAGTGACTGAGTATTAGAGCTGCATCATGGTCAGACATATTTCTGATTTTCTCAAATTCATCACTATTCATAAACTCATCCATAAGAGAATTAGTCATATCGTTCATTTCCATCTTCGTCATAAATCTCCTTTGTTTGTTCCCTGAGTTGTGTCTCTTTGCTCTTTTCATATTCGGAAGGCTCAGCGAAGTATTGTCTCAGAAAATCACCCACCTTGCCCTCACGAAAAGAACTGTCGGAGGTGCTGATGTATGCCGTATCAGGTATGGTCTCATTATCCAGAACCTTGACATCTTTCATGTATCGACAATCGATCTCATAGTAGTTTGCGTAGAAGCTGCGGAACATTGAGAGATCAGGAAACTTCTCAAAGAGATCCAGAGCTTTTTGTCTGTTAAACAAAAAAGGAAGATGCAGCGAGAAGCTGAGCGTGTCCTTCTTCAGATTGAATAGTTGACCTCTCATTACGTCCAGAGCATGAACATAAGGTGATGCACCTATATTTCTTTTAATATCTACGATGCGCTTCTCGATGGTCCCGTTGAAGTAGTTGATGTCCTCTTTTACTTTGTCCATAATAAAGAAGTCATCATTGAAGAGCCAGATGTCATCCGTCAGCCTGTTGTCTGCGATAGCCTTCCTGAGCGAGTGAGTCGATCTCTGTGCCTTTGTCTTGCCTTCCTGGATATCCTCAATATAGATGTCCGGCTCGATTCCGTCAGGCTTCCCACCTACAAAGATAATCTTTCTGTACGGGAAGTTCTGAACGACAGAGCGTATGGAGTAGCGCAGTTCCTCACCTGCTATGTCATTCCTGAGTAAGTACACAATGTCATGCTTCATTCTTCTTCTCCTTTCCGCATATCTGCTCCACAATGGCAAAACGGGTAATCTTTCAGAGTTTCATTATCTTCGACATAAGAAGATACTCTTATCGGTCTTCCACATATTGAGCAAGTATAAAATTCTCCTTCAAGAGTATGTAATTGCATTATCCACTCGCCTTTTGGTCTTTCACACTTCATCAAGTCACCAACCTTAATAACGGCAATCGGTTGATTACTGTCTTCTTCTCTAATAAAAAACATCTTGTCGGCGATTTCTTCTTTTGAAATTTCAATCATTTTTCACCTACACTTCACAAAAACTTAAAACCACCATTGGTTTTTGCATATATTTCTACAACATCAGATCTACTTAGTATTTATTTTTCATTTTTCTTCACCTCCGAACTCAATAGGCTCATAACCATCGCAATGCTTGCAACCGTCAGGGCTGCATTTTTCAGCCTTGCATGTTATAGATTCATCACTGTGATCGAGCGGGTCCTTGTATGGATCTGGCAAGGGCATCCAAGCAAGAAGATCGTCCTCGTCTTCGTAATTTTCGAAATACCGTGCACCTTCTTCATCAATGTGGAAAGTGTCAATAACTACATAACCCCAGATGCGATTCGTGACAAGAACCTCCTGCCCGTCATTCGGGAGCGGGCAAGTATAAAGCCAAGAGTCATCAAAATCTTCCGGCTTTAGTCCCCACTCGTATGCAGCTTTTTCTTTTTCCTCTTTCGTCAGCTTTCTTGTTGTTATTGGAACCCATTCAAAATTATTCATGTGTCACCTCGCATATCTGCAATTTCTTTTTCAAGAGCCTCAATTCTGTCAAATAAATCGTTTACGAGTTCTATCGTGGAATTTAAGTGTGAAGCAACACAAGCCAATTCACGATAATATATCCATGAGCCTCCTAACCTAATTCGATTAACAAATCTTGGTGCGTCGTAAATGTGAATATGTAAATCATTTTGAAATTTATCTTTGAGTCTCATTTTGTGCCTCCAATGCCTTTACAGCCATACACAAGGCTATTCGTTCACATTCGTCTCGAAAAGTGCTTTCCAGAGAGCAAGGATAACGGCTGTCAATAGCCTTCAAATATGAAATAGCTTCTTCATTAGTCATACTTAATATCCTCCGTCATTATGCAATAACCAGTTTTTCACCTCTACATGAGCCTTTGCAAATGCAAGTTCCATATCACTGTCCTGTATGCTGCAAAGAACGGCATCACTCCCGTTATTCATTGAGTCCGGATAATCAACTGCGCAGTTCTTTTTATATACATATATGCACCAGTCCATAGTTTTGCTGTAATAAATTTGAACATGAACAGGAGACTTGTGAGCGAGTTTGTCTATAAAATGCAAAAAGTCATTCATCTTCATCACCTAACCATTCTGCTTCGTTTATGTCGCCTTTGATATACAGTTCATCTCTGGATGAGATAACATTGTTTGCCCGAAGCACCTGCAGCAGTCTTACCATCACAACCTCATTTAGCTTTGTTCTATTCATCGGATCCATATACAACCTCCTTGATAGCTTCGTCTGATATGTATTTCCTTACTTCTTCAAGACATTTGTGCATATAGTTGTAAGGCTGTCGTTGAGCATAATGATACTTTTCTCCTATCTGGTTCCAGCTCATTCGGTTGATGTATCTGTCATATAACATATCGTGCATCTTACGGTCTTTGACCTGATCTATGATGTCTCCCGTTGCCAGGTTTTCAATGCTAATCTCATCAATCAGCTTCTCAATCTTGTCACAGAGAGTGCTGTATTCGATGTTCTTAGTCTCGACTGAGTTCTCACCCGTCTGCGAAGGGACGAACTCAGCATCATACTTTCCTATGCCGGAGAGCTGAGATATGATCTTATCCATTCGGATCTTATACATCTCGATCTCACGTTCTTTGTCCCACATCCGAGCCAACCATATGTGAGCCTCCCATTGACGTTTATTGAGTTTGCTCATATCCACTACCTCCGAAGATGTCAGGCTCTTTGTTGACTTTTATTTTTAAGAGCCTTTTTTCTCCCTGTGTCAGATAACTGTTTTCAATGTTGTCGATTAGCTTGTCAGCGTTTATGATCTTAGATCCGTCAGGGACTTCCACACTGAAAGTGTTAATTATGGTCAGAATGTTTGGGACCGTAAACAAATGAACATCTACGACGTGCTCAAAGTGCTGTATCAGTTTGTTTCCGTTAATTATCAGCATCAAGCACCTCCGATTGGCTCATAACCGTCACAGTGTTTGCAACCGTCAGGACTGCACTTTTTTGCTTTACATGCTATAGGCTCATCTAAATGGTCAAATGGATCCTTATATGGTTTCGGAGCAGGCATCCACGCAGTCACCGTCTTAAAATCAGGATTACTATGAGCGTATTCATCAAAATAAAAGAGAGCGAGCTTTCCATTATCGAAAGTAACAAGATATAAACCTTCCATAGTCGGTTCCTGTTGTGATATTGGGATCCATTCGCCCTTTGGCCCCTCGATAAGCTGCAGTTCTCCGGACTTGATCTTTTCAATAACTTCTCCTACTATCTCTCTGAGCTTTTCTTCATCATATCTAATAGTAAATTCCATCAATCAACACCTCCCTTATATGGTTCAGGCATCGGCATCCATGCTGTTACACCGTCCCAGTCCCCTCGTCCTTCTAAAGAGTAAAGCCCTATGCCTTCCTCTTGGTCATACTCGCAAACGTCTTTATCTACTCCCCAGGGAACTGTTATTAGAATTTCTTGACCGTCTTCCGGCATGACACAATCAAAAGTAAACTCGTCAGCCGTATCTTCATAATCAATTCCGTAATGTTCAGAAAACTTGATTCGCTCTTCTTCTGTCAACAATCTGGTGGTGATCTTGATCCATTTCCCGGAAGTAGCAACACCTTTTTCAAATCCGGACAAATAAGCACCTATGATTCCAATCGATGTGTGTTCACCGTCATTTCCTGACAGTTTCGTATATAATTCCATTTCATTCCTAAGTCCCATTCTCTTCACCTCCGAAATATATATCTGCTTCATCAATGAGACTCAACACCTCAGTAATGGCCTGATTTACATCTTCTGTGACATTAACCGAATAAGTGTGATGAATTACCGCCTGCCAGAGATCACCTCTGTCGATAAGAACAGCTTCCTTCGGAATCTTAGACAGAATCCTGATAGCATTGACCGCATATTCAAAGGCTTGCTTGTTCTCTTCGTATTTAGCCTCCGAACGTCCTCCGCTGGAATTATCGAAGAACATCATGTAGCAGTCCTTCATGACTTCCAGTCTTTCTATGGCTTCTTTATCATTCATGTTTGTTCTCCCTTTTACAGATATAGTTTTTTCCATCCGAGCCGATACAGTAATATGTTCCGTGTTTCTTATCGACCAGGATCGAGAACTTCTGTTCCATTCTTTTCTGTTGTTCGTTTTCCTGCCGGTTCATCTTCTATTTCCTCCATCAAAATGTGGATCGTTGCCTGTTCTGCGTAGTATTTAGTCAGTCTGAGGTCAACTATCTGAGAGTCATCCTTCCAAAAACCCAAATCTGTCATAAGATCAGCGATTTGCTTGTAAAAATTTTCGATATCCGGGCGAGTTGTTTTATATGTTCCCCAGAGCTTTTTCGGTCTCTTTATGTCAAAACAAAAAACTATTGTCAGCCTGATCGGTTTCTCGGAGGGATGCTCCGGACGGTATTTCTTCATCATGTACTTAAACTGGTTACTAAGGTACTGCACTTCGGGCCTTATATAGTGATCTATATAAGGTACTGTTTTCTTTGTTTCGGGATCAAACTTGTATCTGATCCTTTCACCTTTCATTTGAGCAGTGCCGGAAGGCATACCTTTTTCAAAATGAAGAGAAAATTCAATTTTCATATGTCAGACTCTTTCCGATGACCTTAGATTCAATAACCTCATGTTGCTTTGTAGCAAGTCTCAGTTTGTCATCTCGGTTTCTTAAACACATCGCTTTCAAGTTGATTGCATACGCTCTTCTGAATCTTTCAGGCGTGTATGTATCGTCTGTAGTAAGCTCACGGAGATCTGATTCCATATCCTTGACCGTCTTAGTCAGAGCAGGATTGTCGCTGATGGCTGCATATATGTCTTCACGTCCATACTGCCAGCCGAAGTCTCTTATCAGCTCTCTGACCTGGTTAAATGCCTTGTCAGGCTCAGGCCATTTCTGTTCCTCTTCCTCTGCCAGTATCATGAGGACATCATTAGGACATCCCGGAGCCTTTATCCGTGTTCTGCAGAATGTCTTGATGATACGCATGAAGTCATCGTCATTAAGTCCTTCAAATGATTCATACCATATCTGCATCTGAAGTGGATCCTTTGAATTGAAAGTCCAGTTCAGATAGATCTTCTGAAGAACTGTGATTCCTTTTGTGAATGTTTCTTTATTGAGCATCTGTGTCCCTCCATATGCTAAAACTCGATAAGTCATCCATAAGCATCTGGTCCTGAGCCGCTTGGATGACTTCTGCCTCGTTGACCGTGTTCCATCTTTCCTGATGGATATAAGTTGTAGGATTCGGAATGTACTGTCCGTTGTCCGTGTTCCACTGTTTTGAACACTTCTGAACTTCCAGAGCACTCATGATCGTAGGAAAGATCTTTTTGAGATTCGGAATATTATTGAAAGCTCTCTGGCTTCCTTTCTTATCCACTTTCTTCGGATAAGCAGTCCAGAACTCCATGAACATTATTTCAGTATCAGCAAGAGGTTTAGGAGAAATGATCGGAGAAACACTTTTCTCTTGTATATTCTCTTTTGTACTCTTACTCTTACTCTTACTCTTACTCTTACTCTTACTCTTATCGGACAACGGGAGGACATTGTCTTCGTTTTGTCCTGACATTGTCTTTTTATTGTCCTCGGTTTGTCCTTGCTTCATTCGTTCACGATATTCCTTCTTTTTTCGAGCCCACTCAGTCTCGAAACCGACCATATTTTTGACCTTTTCAAGCACAATCGTGCCGTTTTTCGATATTTTCACAAGTTTGAGTTCTTTGAGTGTTTCCATCGAACTCTTTACGATCTCGGCAGGAGTATCAGTAACCGAAGCAAGCATTTGTTCAGAATAAGGTATCTCAGGAGCAAATCTCAGTTCACCATCATGGTCGATTGATTCGACCATAAGTTTGAGATAAAAGAAAACTATGTCACGGCCATTTGGGAGAGTCTCGATATATTTGATATCGTGTCTCTTGAAGAAATCCTTTGGGAGCTTCAGCCAGTAATAACGCTTTTCACTCATCTTCTTCTCCTTCCTTCCGTATAGGTTCTACGCTCCGAATCAACTCACGTCTGTCATCAATGCTGTAGGTGATCCTGGCATTAGCAGTAAGAATCGGTTCAGAGTCTCTTTGATATGGGTGACCATAATCAACCTTGACGTGATATGTATCAGGATGGCCTTTCATGTGTTCATCCCTGGTCCCTATCAAGATCTGACAAAAGATCTGCTTATCTGAGTATGAGTGAAGAGCTTCTGCTATAGCTTCAATATGAGAAGTGACTGATGTTTGCAGAATCTTGTCCTTCATACTTTCTTACCTCCGAGCGTTTTCTTAGGTACGGGAGGTTTGAATTTGTTCTCGATCTGGATGACTGATTCTTTGACCGGAAGCGTCTTACCTCCGACACGGATAACCGTCTTAGCTCCGGCCTTTCCATATGTCGAGTAATATTTCGATCCTTCTGAGATCTCTTGTATAGCCTCGATAAAGTCGGTATTTACAAGGATCTTCTCGTTAGACATTACTCCATGAAGTTTTAAGAACATTGTGAGCCTCCTTTTTTCTTCAACGTGCCTGCTGTATCGAGACCGGTCTTGCGATCCTTCCAGCACTTACACCATGAAGTCTTAAATACATATACGGGTTTCTTTGGCACCAGAAAACAGACACCATCCTTGCCAAAAACCTTACACTCCCGGAAGCGTGTGCAGCTCTCGCATTTAAACAGTTGAGCCATCGATAAACACGCCTCCCTTCCTCTGAAAATAATCCAAAACCTGAATCAAAGTATTCGTCTGGACAACAAAATCCGTTTTATCTTTGAATCTGAGTTCATAACAAGAAAGATCTGAGTCATTATCACTTTCGTGATAGATAACTCCGGAGACAAAAGCCTTATATCTGAGAGGACTGTCATCTATTTCAAACAAATTTGTATTAAAGAAGTATTGTGTAGTGATGATAACATCCATAAATGGTAACAACTGTTCATAATCGTCTTTTGAGACAAACCGAACAAACCTTTTATCATCTGATGACGAATATTCCTCAGAGATTGATGCAGAAAACTTGTAATCTTGTCCACCTTCAACCAGCCTGTTAAAAGCCTCACAAACTTTTCTGAATTGTTTTGGGTTCATATTAGCCTCCGAGTGATCTGAACTTTTCAACCGCCTCATCCAAGATCTCTGCCAGCTTCGCAGCAAAATCTTGTATCTTCCGGTCAAAATACTCAGTTTGTTGTTCATCAAGGATCGTTTGCTCAATCGGAGTCAAAAAAGTAGCGTTTTTAATCTCTTTTGATATAATCTGAGTAGGTTCGATTTTTCCCTTATTGACCGAATCTGCGACTGGTGAAGAAACAGGCTTTTGCTTGACTTCACCTTTTTTATCGGTTGGTTTCTTCCCTGCAAGCTCCAGAGCTCTGTCTATGATCGGAATAACGTCAATTCCTCGATAGACATATCTGCGTCCTTCTTTTCCAACCGGTTCGATTTTAAGATCACCTGCTATGTCAGCAATATAGCCATGAGACAGATCCGGTGTTTTGAACTTTCTTTTCTCACATTCTGTTATCACGATGGATCCGATCTTCCCGGTTGAATAAAGCTCTTTTGTGTGAATACAATATGGTGTTTTTGACATTTCTTTTCCTCCTTATTCATCTTCTTTGAATAGTTCTTCTAAAAGCGTCGCTAAATACATCTGATACACCAAACTCATAACAGCTTTTAGTTGCGGATCTCTTTTCTTGTTAAGGATTAGTTCCAAATGCTTGTTTACATTTTCAGAAGCGTTTAAAAAATCTTCTCTTGTGATTAAAATTCCTTCTTTCATTTTGAAAACCTCACCAACCTTTTGAAAAATCGACACCATCGGCCACTGTCGAATCAACGATCTCAATATGCTCAATATTCTGATTTTTCTTTAACTGTTCATTTTCCAGACGGAGCTTTCTGTTATGGTCCTGCAGATCTCTTATTGTCTGAGCGTCAATCGAGAGCTCGATAATCATCCCTGCGAGGACACCAACTGCCGCTGCTCCGATCAAGTAGATAATTTCTAAACCGTTCATGTCTTTCCTGCCTTTCCCTGTTTTCTAATGTGTTTGTTACGAACTCGGCTGAATATACTGACTTGTACCCGGTATTCCAGCTCCACACCTCTTCCATCGTTTCCACGAAGCAGTCCACCCATGCGCCTTTTACGTTGCCCCCGGTGTCTTCACAGATGTACACCTTTCCCTCGATCATCAGGAGTTCACCAAATCGGTGATACCTGGGATCTATCGCAGCCGTGGTCGGTTCAAAGTTGCTTTCTGAGTAATGGACCTCAACACCGCTTGCTGTTTCTCTGGAGTAGGTCTCTTCATCGGAGTAGGCTGTCACGAAGTATCTGCCTATGTACTCGGTCTCAATCGTCTCGTAGGTGACTTCTAAGCAGTTCCACTCGTTGATGGTCAGTAGTGCCTTTTCAAGTGCCTCGTTGCGTTCTTTGATGATCTCCGGCTCCTGTGGTATCTCGCACTTGGTGACCGTTTCCTTTTGCCTCTCGATCTTCTCTTCGAGTTTTAGCGGAATGAGAACAACACCTTGCACGATCAGGATGGAAGCTGCTGTAAAGAGCGCATTGACTGTCTCAATCAGGTCGAACCGTGTACGCCTACCCATCTCTTTTCTGCACCTTTTCGTCTGGGATCCTTCAAATAAAGCTCACCGTTGTAAAGCCATCCTGATATGACAGCACAACTGGAGAGCGGTGCCTTGTGGTGCTTTACTGTTTCTTTGAGTGCATCCCGGTTAGTCGTGCCCTTCTCAAATACGAGATAAGACTTGCGACTGTTAAACGCTTTGTAAATTTCAAACATCCTGCTTTTCCTTTCTTCTGTAGATCTCATCAAACTTGCCACACCACGCATCCAGAGCCAGTTCCATGTCGTTGTAGTCGTACTGTTTTGAGTTCAGCAGCTTCGCTACGATGTTCCCTGCGATGGCTTTCTTCTCTGCCCTGGTGAACTCTTTGTGTCCGTAGAGGCAGTCATATAACCTTTTGCGTGACATACATCCTGCGTGTGCGAGCTCTGTCTGGTTTTCAAAGAATCGAGTGAGTGATGGATAGAGTGTTGTGTTCATGTCGCTTCCTGCTTGACAAAGTTTTTAAAAAAAATCGAGTCACGTTCTTCTTTATTCATTTTGAGAGCCTTTGCTATCGTTTGAGCTTCAGTCAATGTAATTTTAGTATTACCGTTTACTTTGTCTGATGCCGACTGCCTTGACACTCCTAAGATATGGGACAACTCAACCACCGTGAACCCTCTTTCTGCCATCAAGCCTTTAAGTTTTGCATAGTCAATCATTCTTTAATCTCCTTTCTGTGTCAATTTCCGCTTGACACCCTTACCTTATCAATCATTGATTACCCTGTCAAGCATAAATTGACAACTGTCGTGCTTTGTTGCACATTTGTAATAATTGCCATATAATCAAGCCAACAAACAAGGAGACAAACAAATATGGAAGATAACAGATTAAAAAGATTAGGCGAATACATTAGGCTTCTCAGAGAATCAGAAAATATGACTCAGGAAGAGCTTGCAAAAAAATCTGGCTTTGCCGGACGTGCTGCTATCAGTGCTATCGAAAAAGGAAAGAATAATATCTCTATCGACAAACTTCCGGATCTGGCTATTGCACTGCATACCACACCAGGCAAGTTAATGGATGTTCTCATCGAAGTAAACGAGACATCATTAACTGATGGATTGACACCCGAAAATATAGCAAGATTGAAGAGTTATGCCGATTATTTAAGATCTACACAGGATAATGTCGGAGATAAAGCATGAACACACCTCGGTGGGATGGATCCAGATGGCGCATACAAGCAAGGAAGGACGGGAAGCGATACAGCTTCTCATCTTCCATTCCCGGTGCCAAAGGCCGCAAAGAGTGTCAGCGTAAATATGACCAGTGGTATTATGGCGAGGCATCAGGAGAGAAGACCGTTGCCCAGGTAACGAAGGAATATCTCGCTGATGTGAAAGCCAGGTGCGGAGAACTGTCCCCTGCCCTCGAACAGTATGAGTGCTACACAAGGCTCTACGTTCTCCCTGTGTGCGGCCAGAAGAAAATATGTAAAATGACTTTACGAGACTGGCAGAACGTCATAAACGGAGCGTCAGGCCGCAATAAGCCCCTCTCCGAAAAGACTCTCCGAAACCTTCGAGCACTTATCATGTCAATAATCAAGTTCGGTTATCAGGATTATCAGTGTGAGATGCCTCGTGGCGAGTTATACATCCCAAAGGGACATTCCAAGAAGGAAAAAGAAATACTCCAGAAGGATGACATCAGGAGACTCTTAGAGCCTTCCGAGCTCTTTTACCATCCTCTCTTCTGTTTCCTTTTGCTCACGGGCATGAGGCCCTCCGAGGCACTCGGCCTCAGAGCTTCGGAGATTTGCCAGGATAAAGTTATCATCAAGCGCGGCATCAACGCTCGTGGCCACATAACAGAAGGAAAGAACGCTAATGCGAAGAGAGTTATCCCTATAGGAGAGCTGGCATCAGGAATCCTCCGTAAGACGATCCAGCGCAACGAGGACCTCAATCTCCACACTGACTGGATATTCTGCTCACCTGACGGTTCTCAGGGCAAGCAGAACGGCATGAGAAAGCACTGGGCTAAACTGAAAGCGGAGCGTGATCTACCCGGTACCGTTTACAGTCTGAGACATACCTTCATTTCCATGATGAAGAACGTCATGCCGGAGCAGATGGTTAAGGATATTGTGGGACACAGTGTTTCTTTCGATTCATTCGGCACCTATGGACATATTTTGGAATCTGAACATATCGAGGCAGCACAAATCATCGACCTGACCTTTGGTGCCAAAAATGGTGCCGAAGAGTCCATAACTGATGGACAAAGTGAGTGAGTAAAAGCGAAAAGTCCACAAAATAAGGGATTTTTGGGTACGGGTACACACACACAAACGTGTTCAAGTCCCGTATGCTCCACCAGAAAAGGCCGCATAACTGTTGGGTTTTGCGGCCATTCTTATTTTTTATGGTGCCATTTTGGTGACATTTTGATATAATAGTAGTCTCCTGACAATGCGAATATTACCAAAAGAAAAAGCCCCCGGCATAGCCGAGGGCAATTTCTTACGGAGATAAATATGAACAGTAGTCTGACTTCTTACCAAAGCCCTGCCCTCCGAAGAGGACAGAGCCAAAGGGAAAAGCAAGACCGAAGTCTTGTCTCACTTAATAGTGATCTTGGCTCCTTTGAGAGCTTCTCTCAGGAGAGCTGCTTTGTCTGTGGTGACCTCAATACTCAACGTGACGGTCTCGACCTTGTTATCTTCTTTCACAGGAGCGTCCTGCTTCGGAGGATCAAACTCCCATCCGTCATACCGAGGTCTCCCGAAACCGTCTACACAGGGATCCCCGTAGCGATAGTAGCGTTTTTCGACACGGCCCCCGTTCACGTTGCCTTCAACGGTGTAGAAGCCCTCGTTGTCCCAGTCTACCACGAGTCCTGTGTGCGCGTAGTCACGAAATGTCACGACATCTCCCCTCTCAGGGTTATCTGTCCAGGCATCATTCTGCTGATAGAAGTCAGCCATATAGCCGACACCTGCCGCAGTTGAGTGGTCAGGCTGATACTGGAAGTATTCGGCATCATACTTGTTTGCATCTATCTCGCCATTAGCATCTCTGGTATTAGCGTACATACACCATATAACAAAGATCGCACACCAGTCCGCAACACCATTCTTTTTTGTGTTGAAATAGTCCACGGCATCGAGCTCAGCGGAGTAGATGGTGTACTTTCTGTTCGAACCTTCTGCTTCATATCCGATCTCATTGAGAGCTGTCTCAACTACATCTTTAGCGTATAAACTACCCATTTTGCTCTCCTTTCTGCTTATCATATAAAGTCTTTAGAATAACGACTAAGGCACCTACGAGGACATCCAGAGCTGAGATCGTTGCCACGATCTGTGAGCCGTAAGGGATTCCCCAAATATCCACGAGCGCAGCAGCGAATGTAGCTATAGGTGCTATGGTTAAAGCGATTATCTTCATAACATCGTAGGTCTTATTTGACACTTTCATTCTTAACCGCCTCCTTCGTAAAATCATCAAGTCTCTTGTGAGCTGACTTGACCGACTGCTCCACGATGATGAGCCGATCATTGAATTCGTTATGCTTCTCTACCTTTGTGGAGAGCTCCTTGATCTGTTCGGACATGAACTTCATGCGCTCATCAATCACCTTGTCATGAGCCTTGTTTGATGTGATCGTTGCTACTATCGTGGGAATAGCAACACACAGCCCTGATACCAGGGCTGTGATAATTCCGGCAAGTGCCTGATCCATACCCATCACCTCCGTCACTGTTCGGTTAATGTGTATTCCACCGTCATGCTCTGACTGGAAGTCTTCTGCACCGTAGACGGGAGGTTAAACTTCGTGCTGTTGATGAGCTTCGAGGCAAGGAGATAACGAGCACTCGTACCACCGTTATCAGAATACAGAGGGAATACCAGCGAGCATATCTTATTGAGTTCTTGGAATTGCCATAACAGACCATTAGCCGCCATGCCTGATCCGATAGGCTCAGAGAGAATACCCTGACAGGTATAGCCTGTTGTGCCATTGATAACTCTGTTATTTTCCACAATGAGGTCACCAAACTTAGACGCATTTGTGATAATGGCTTTCTGGTCACTGAATGTGTACTGAGTCTGAGATGCAGGGCTGCTCGGATTTATTCTGATAAATCCGTCATGCTTTGCGTTAGCAATATTAGCGAAGTCTGCTGTCCAGTCTGGTGTTCCGTTCGATGTCGGGAAGTAGAAGTATGTGCCATCGTAGACAATCTCATTGAAGCGGTCACCGTAAAGCTGGCTTGAACCTCTTCTCTTGTAAAGGCTTGAAGGTGAGAAGTTTTCTCCAGTGTTCTCGATAGTTCCTGAGTCGACAATGCGGTTTTCTGCACTTACATTATCATTACAGTCGATAACAGCATAGTTCATATACTTCTTTGAGTAAGTTCCGTTGTATGTCAAATCCCAGTATGAGTAGTAGCTCATGCCCGTGATATTACTGAAAATCCACAGGTATTTATTCGTCTTATCAAAGTAGAACGAAGGCTGAGTGTACAGATTGAATGGTAAGTCCTCAACAGTGAAAGACCTTACAAATGACGCTCTCGGAGTGAACGTCTCAAAGAGTCCAGCCTTCTTATACGGAAGCCTTCTGACAGTGACCGTGAGCTTGTCCGTACCCGATGAGAAGCAATACGGAGAGACGTATTCATCAGCTCCGCCTGCATGAAAGTCTATACCGTGGTTATCATCGTACATAGCACAAATCCTGTTCGATGAAGTCCAGTCCGTATAGATGGAAGGTAACTGTGAGCCTTGTATAGCCTCGAACGGGTTAAATGAGTTAGCAAACCCGTATGACGCAGAACCTAAACCATAGGAACCTGTGTCTGCATGAGTGAGACTCAGTGCGGCTATGTTTCCATTCCCATGTGTGGTTCCCCACTCGAACACCTGCTTGATGCTGTTCTCCGTCTCGATGTTGGCAGAGATTGTAGGATTGCCACGAGTAAAATCATCATCATGCTCTACGTCAATAGGTGTCTGTCCTGCATGAGCGGTGAGGTGCTGGTTAGCGTCTGACTTAGGGAAGTAATCATCAGGATCAAGCACGCCACCACTCAGAGCGTGAGCAGTAGCATAGCAGAGTACGCCTCCGAAGAACTTCTTCCAAACACCGTTAGAGCCAAATATCTTGGAGTAGTCGATACCACCCATGTAATTAGCTGCCATGATGTCAGCGAGAGCATTAGTGACAATGTTCTCACCCTCATACACTTCATTCTTACCGTTGTGGACATTGTGAAGTGTGAGCTTGATGTGACCTTTTAACTCAGGTGCTTTTGGAGAAGAAAAACCGCTCTTGCTAAACTTGTCTGTGTGTGAAATGTAAGTGAACTTTGTAGTAGCATTACTTACAATATTTACACTGTGGCAAGACGGACATTCAGTTGTCATAGCCTTTGCTGTCTTGCGGCACTTAGGACAAACAAACTCTACGACACCCGAAGATATATCGTATTTCTCAATCCATTTGTTTTGGATAACCTTTTTCATTCCCTGCCTCCTTTAAGATGATTTTGTGTAACGAATTTTGTATTTTGTTATCTGATAAGCATTATTTTGAACATAAAAAACGATAAGTGCTCCCTGTCCGCTTATTAGTGGAACAATAGGTGCTAAAGTCATTTTTAAATCGTCCAAATTTCCTGAACCATTATTGTCATAACCAACAAAATCAATTAGTTTATCTATTCCATACACTGAAACATCAGGAATTAAAACGGTTGAATAATCATCAGTTATAGGAGTTCTCTGCGAAAGAGAAAATACTCGCTCATACACATCACTTCCGTCTATCCAAGTGCCTACTACCTTCTCATCAGTGGAGTAGATATGTAACGGTTCACCCAGCGCATTATGGAGAGCCGCAATATCATCACCCTTGTCGTTGAAATACTCCAAAGACTGAATATCACCACTATCAGCGTAAATGTTGTTTGTTCCCGATAATGTCGGGATATTTGCACCTGTGAATGTGAAAGATTGAGGTGTAACACGCTTATATACAATCGTCATAGGATTGTTTGATAACCATGTTTTGAAGTCAGCAAGTGATAACCCTCGATTGTCTCTAATATTCAAGTTTGCTAACGTGTCCGACATAGCACATTCAAAGTTATTCAAATTAGTATATGATGTTGGTGCAACGCCTTTATAGCATGAACAAAGAACAGTAAATGAAGTACGAACCGAGGCGGCTAATGTTGTATAAAAATATTCGCCTGATTGTCCCCAATCTTCGCTTGCTTGTCCTGTATATGTAACCGCTAACAGTTCGTCACTACCATTCCCGTTAACTAACTCAGCCGTACCGCCGTAGATTGTCTGGCCGAGGGGGACTGTGTGAACGGTTGGTGCTTCGTATGCGGTCATTTGGTTGCCGACTTCGACCTGTATATCTGCCCATGTCGCAGTATCACCGCCACCATGAGCGTAATTATCACTTGAATAGAAAGCCAAACGATGTATATATTTACTCGGTGTTAACGTAATGCTTGTTCTCGAACCTCTTGAAAACTGATATACACTACTATTGGTACCATCTGTATAATAAACAATCAAAGCACAAGTCGTAGCATGAGTATCATTTGAAGTAACTGTAGCACTAATAGTATAAGTATTTGGAGGTAATGGCTGATAAAAATTCACTGACGTATTATTACCAGTAAATGATACATCACCATTTGACCAAAGATTTTTAGACGATACCGCAACATTAACACTCGAATATCCCGATATGCTCAACGGGTTATCGGGTGACGGTGTTCCGCTTGCCTGTTGTGCCACGATTGCCACGTTGCATGACTTCAGCGGTATGTTATCGCCACCGTCATTGAAACTGATAATAGGTGCAGGTGTGGTGATTTCAGTAGTGATGTCTAAATCTGCCGACACATCACCATTCACCCACTTGTCCGTGGCATCGTCATAGACCAAGCCCTGACCGTCTGTCGGTGATGTGATGTCTACATCGTCAAGGTCGTTCAGTTCGGACGCACCACCGCCACCACCACCAGCATCGAGTTCATTGATAGCTCCGATGACAGTCTTTGAAGTAGTTGTCAGGTTGGAGAACGTGATAGCCTCAATAATCTTAGTCGCTATCTGCGTCAGCTTAGCCTTGAATGTCGTAGGCGTACCACCGTTATCCTGAGACAGTGGGAACTCTGCCTGCTCGTCAAGGTTTAACGTCTGGTCAAGTTCTGATATTTTCTTGTCTGCCATTTTTACTCTCCTTTACAAAATCAATCTGTCACCGTTCTCACAGCAGAGATAGTCTTCATCCTCCGTGAGAATGTACCCAGGAACCAACTGCAAGAACACATGAGGTGATAGATCACCAGTTCCTTCTACTATCTGCATGAGTGCCATGCTGGGGATGTTCTCAAAGTCAATCGTGTCACTCGCTGTTGCGATTGCCGCATTGAACAACTGCACATCAGGTGTGTCAGTGATACTGATGAGCGTGAGATAGCCATAAGGGATAACAGTGATAATGTCCTCAGCCTCGATGAAGCCATCAAAGTACGACTCGCCATACATCCTCTGCCCTTCCAGAGTGACATGAGCATGGTTTACATCTATCGTGGTGCTCTCCACACCGTGAGTGATTACTTTGACTTCCCACTCATGTCTGACGTTAGGCTCTACATCTTTGATGATGTAGAAAAAGTCTCTGCATATACTCAGTTCCGTATCACCGCTTGTAGCACCGTACAAGCCGCCTACACGCTCGTAGGGCTTATACAGGAGTAATTCATCGTCTAAGTAGTAGCGGAGCTCATACGAGCAGTCTGACGCTAAATCAGCGAGCATATCAAAGATGAACTCATGTAAGATTTTTACAGTTGTCTTCTGAGCCGATGTGAAGCGGAGCTTAGCGATGCTGACCTCTTCCTCTGAGCCAAACGTGATAGCGTCAACATTTGCGTACTGATAGTATGTGACTTCGTTTTCAACAGTGTTGTGGATCAGTCCGGCTATGTTCTTATCCACCTTGCTCTGTGCTGACTGCAAGTTTGGATTGTCACCATAACAAGACACCTTGACTGCCTTGTTATAGGTCCATGTCATGCACATGACAGCTCCAGTGGTGGTCTCTTCCGCATAGTCATCAGTGAACGAGATCACATCACCCAGATCGAGAGCGATGAACGCAGGAAGCATGGACACATCGAATGGTGTGTATGTCATGTCAACTATTGAGTCAACAATGGCCTGCGCTCTCCTGTTTACTGCGTCAGTGGATCCAAGCTGCAAAAACGGATTGCTGCCGAGCTTCAACACGATGCCGTTAGCGTCACCGACTACCCTATCAATGCCTTCCGAATCTACGAACGAGATAGCATCATATAACGTGGTGAAGTCAGAGAACTTAGCACCTGACACTCTTCGGTTCTTAGGTACACTCTGAATGGAAGTGTCATCAAAGGTCTTGATATACCACTTTCCATCCTTGCCTGCATACGCAAAGCCACCGACCATCTGAACGAGAGCAGACAACAGGTCTCTCCACGTTTCGAGGTTGTTCTCCTCGTTAGGTCCTAACAGCTCTGTACCGTTCGGGAGTGCTGCACACTCTTCCTGTGTCATGCCGAACGTGGTCCCGGTCTGCGTGGCTATATAATTACACCATGCGTAGATGGATCCGCTCGACTGATCGAGCTGGAGCTTTTCATCCATCTTCGACAGACAGTCGTATGCAGTAATGGAGATCATATCTGCTGATGTCCAGACCGCATCTGCTATGTAGAACTCTCCGACAGGTACATCTTCCCAGATCGGCTCTTCGTCAGCGTCATAGCCTAACAGGAGACCGTCTGATATAGTGATCTTTTTCTGATAGTAGCTTCCACGGTTCAAGAGGTCCTTCAAGAACGTGAGCTTCAATGTACCGATGTACACGCCTCCGATGTTGACATTCTTGGCAGCACACTGGTTCTTCCAGGACACACCGACAACATCCGCATCAGTGAAGCTGATAGATGTGTCAAGCGTGCCTCTGAGCCTGTGCGTCTGCACCTGGTCAAGCATCTTGGCTTTATATTCATTGGAAACTGAATACATATTAGAACTCCGTTACTTTTACCGAGCAAGTGAAAAGGCCCTCTGTGGAAGATAACCACTCGGAGCCTTCGACTAACTGTTCCTGGAAGTCTCTGACACGCACCGTGTATGACTTCCCCATATATGTCATGGAAACCGATTCCTCTTCGCACAATGCTTCGAGGATGTCCCTCTTGGCAGGTGATAAGTTGAAGTTAAAATTCCATGAGTTCTTGGATGGTCTTATGACACATACAAGATCCGTACCCGACTCACTCTGAGCGACATTTTCCAGTGTTTTAGAAGTGCGCTTCGGAGTGATCGGATTCGGGAATGTTACGTTATTAAATACCAGATAATCTCCTAACATTAGTGACCTCCTGATACATAATTAGCTCTGTCGAGAGCATCTACTACGAGCGTGTCGATATGCTCGCCACCGATATAGACAGGGATAACGATAGTAGCGGCTCCGGCATCGGCAGCAGCCACCTGTGATGTGATAGCCTGCTCGATCCTGGACAAGCCGCCTGTGTAGTCAACTGTCTGGTGTACATCTGACTTAGTGGCTATTGAGTAATCCGTGTCGAACGGTGCAGCGATAATGTCCGCTGTCTCGAACATGGCTTCTCTCAGTGCCATCTCCTGTGACTTCATCGATGCTATGTAGTTCTTCATCATGTCAGAGCCGCTCTCGTTGAAGTCTGAGAGAGGTCCCTTGTCAGGCTCGGAGAAGTGCAGGAAGTCAGCGATGATAGAAGCTGCATCACTTACTGTTGAAGTGAGTGACGAGAACATCGATGATATACCGTCAATGAGATTACCGATGATGTCAGCACCCCATGTGGACGCTCCTGCGATGATACCGTCAAAGGCCGCCTGGAAAGCGTCCAGAAGGTCATCAGCACCGTCACCCGTGAAATATTCCACCATGCTTGCAACGAGCTCAATGAGACCGCCTACGATGGCTACAATGATCTCAGGGAGATTGCCAAGAATGGCAGTGATGAGCGTGAAACCAGCCTCGATGATGTCAGGAAGTGCGTCACCCGTCAAAAATTCCACTATGCCCATGATGATCTCAGGCAGTCGGGCGATCAGCTCAGGTAAATAGTCAATGAGAGCACTCGCCAGAGTGACTATGAGCGTCAGAGCCGCACTGAGGATCTGCTCAAGACATCCGCTGCTCAGAAGCGTATCAACGATGGTTAATATGGCATCTATAGCGGCAGGTATCAAGATCGGCAGTGATGCAGTGAGACCGTTGAGCAGGGCCGTGATGAGTGTTGCCGCTCCTGAGATAAATTTTTCAATCTGTTCGGGAGCTAATAGATTCTCTGTCAGCGTGTTTATAATAGTTAATGCACCGTCTAACAAAAGTGGCGCATAGGTTATCAAAGAATCTACCAGAGTTAATAACAGCTCTATCGCAAGTGGTATCAGCACTGGTAACAATGTTACCGCTGAATCCACAATGCTCTGGAAGAGCAAAGTAAAAGCCTGGATCATCGGATCTGCGTTCTCAGCGATTGAGTTAGCCAGTGATTCGATAAGGCTTCCCACCAGACTGATGAGCTGAGGTGCTACAGAAATAACCACCGGGAGCAGAGCGTTCGCTACGTCCTCCACGATAGTAATGATCTGAGGGATATACGCTTCGATGAGCGAAACGGCTCTCGGTGCAAAGTCCTCAATTATGGATCCAATCTGGTCGATGTCACCGCCTGCCTCAGACAAGGCAGCAGAGAACTCACCCATGAGCGTGACGGCATCACCACTCATATCCGTCAGGATCGGAAGCAATATCTGTCCGAACGAATTACTGACAGCGAGTCCCGTATTCGATAGCCTCTGCATATTGTCATCCAGAGCACCGAACGCATCGAGAGTGTCTCCGCTCATGACGTAGCCAACCTCATTAGCCTCTGCTGCGAGATCACGGAAGGCATCACTGCCAGCCTCTATGAGTGGATTCAACTCCTTAGCCGAGCGTCCGAAGAGCTCCATAGCAGCGGCATCACGCTCGGATTCGTTTTCGATCTGTGACAATGCGTCTATGCTTTCCCAGAAGACATCCTCTGCGCTTCGCATATTGCCCTCTGAGTCAAGGAAAGCAACACCCAGCTCGTCAAACTTTGCTATCGCTGACTCTGTACCATCGGCAGCAGAGCCCATTGTTTTAGTCAGTTTGGTAATGGATCCAGTAACAGTTGAAGTATCAACGTCAAGGAGCTCCGAGGCATAATTCAGCTCTTGAAGCGTGTCTGTAGATAATCCCGTTGTGCTGGATAACGTCAACAGCTCATCAGCGAGCTGTGATGTGTTCATGGTAGCATTAACAAGAGCGGAGCTCGCTTCTACAAAAGCAGTCCCGATAGCCGCACCTGCAGCGACAGCAGCAGCGACCACGGCCTCTGTAGCAACTACCACAGCATCCATAGCAGCAGACGCAACTTCTCCGGCTGTCTCTGCTGCATCTCCGAAGTCACCAAAGGACTGAGATGACTCTTCAACAGAGTCACCCGTATCTTCTGCAGAATCACCGACATCGGCCATGTCACCTGATGCAGCCTCCGAAGCTCCTGAGAGCTCGTTAAGCGTAGATTCAGTCATGGCTATCTCTGTCGAGAGTTCTGCCATCTGTGAAGCTGTGAGCTGAGAATCTTCCGGAAGATCTGACAAAGCATCACTCTGGACCTGTTTCAAGATATCCATCTTCTGAGTGACAGCAGCAGTCTTGTCAGCCAATACAGCTTCCTTTGCTGCAAGGAGATCTACGTTAGTAGGATCAAGCTGTAAAGCCTTATCGAGATTCTTTAAGGCAGCATCATCCTTCTTGATCTGGGATTCAACTTCTTTTAACGAGTTGACCAGTCCGGAAGTCTTACCTTCGATTTGAATTGTAATGCCTTTGATAGTGCTTGCCATGTTTTTCTCCCTTTACCGGGGAAAGATCGTGTTAATATCTGCCTGCGTCCCTAAACGTGGCCAGTTGATCTTGTCGTTTTCCTTCTCAGTCAGGATCCCGAATATTTCTCCACATGAATAAAGCCTTAGATCTTGTTTTCTGATTCCAAGTTCTAAGGCTCTGAGCTGAAATAAACTCGTTGTCATTGGACGGGTGGTCTGGCCACCCTTTATGCGTTTTTTGCGGAGAGAGGAACAGCCTGATCTTTCATGATCTTTTCCCAGATTTCTGATGATGTAGTCGGATTCATAAAATCGGAAGCGTCATAGCTGGTCAAAAAGACCATAAAGCCTTCGTAACTTCCGCTGTATTTCTTATCGTAAAGCAGCTTTCCAATATATGCGATTCTTGAAGTGTATTTCTTAGTTATACCTCCAACCTTGATGTTATAAGCCATGAGCTCATTTTGCTCATCTTCATCGAGCTTAGACATATCCTGGATCTTCTTTTCTTCTCCGTTTTCATTTACTAAGACAGTAGCTCTTTCTTTGAGTGCCTTTATTCGGTTAGACGGTCTCATTTTTGTTAAGATCGAGAAAAAGTCTTCGTGGAATACATTTTCAAAGAGTTCATAAAATGCTGCATTGATTTCTATTTTTGATGTGTCAAACATAGTCTTGTTTTCTCCCTTTATAAAAATAGGGAGAGATCACGAGTGACCTCTCCCTTATGTCTTAATTACTTCCGATCAGGATGACTCACCGCCAAAAGTGGGGATGTGTACTGCGCTGTAGAAGTTCTGATATGCTGTCGGATTTGTGTCCTTACCGGTGAAAGACTTAACCAGATGACAAGCCTTGCCATCGATCATAGTAACACTGGACTGGGGAACAGCTCTGAACTTGACCTTCTCAGTCAAGACAGAAGGATCTCCGCTAACGTCAACAGTCTGAGAACCGACAGACGGTCTCTGCGAGATGCTGACCTTATAGAAGACATAGCGTGTAGCTGTCGTATCAGACTCAAACTCGAACATGAGAGCGAAATAATCGACCTCATCCTTGTCTGTCTCTACAACGAAACCATCATCATCTGTCTTGTTTCCGAGCACATCAGTTCTGATGTCATCAGGGATTCTTGCGCACTCATAATCACCTTCATAGCCTCTGTTGTTCAAGAGCGTGTAGTATGCTCCGTTATCAGCCGAGAATACGACAGGGTTTCCCTGTGGATCGAGTGCGATATTAACTGCACCCGGCCATCTCTTAGGAGTATCGTAAGATGTTACGATGTTGCCGTTTTCATCAGTTGTCTCGTGGAGCTTTGCATAATGAACATTACTAAGGCCGAAGTAAACCTTCTTTTCTTCATTTGGCATTATTTTATTCCTCCGATATATCTGATATCAAAATAGGTCTCACAGATGTGCTCTTTTTCGTCATCAACATATGTCACGCTATAAGGAAGCATGGCATTATCAAGGACAGATTTGAGCGAATCTATGAGAGTCCAGTTATGGACTTCAGCTTCGACCAATCTCAGCCGGAGTGAAGTAGTTTCTTGAAAGACCTTGTTATCTGCTGCAAAGTTAGGCTGTTCGATCTCAGTGAGAACGATATAAGGGCATTGTGTACCATCAGGAGCTCTACCAAAATGAGCATCAAACTTAGCCGTAGTCAGAAGTGTCATTATTTTTTCAATCGACATTTCCTAAAGCCTCCTCTAATCTCTTTGGTAATTCATCTTGCACCCATTCTTCAACAGGCTTGATGTGCTTTTCCTTTGGTCTGTATTCGCCAACTTTTTTACCGTTTCTTACAATGTCATGTCCGTTTTCGAGAAGATGAGTCAGTCGGTATGTAGGAGCCTTGTTATAGACAACAGCGGATCCTCTTTCTTTCTTAACAGCCCAGTTTCTTGCATACTCACCATTCCCGTGAGTTCTTGCTGATTCAGCTTTTAACTTTTGAGCTGCATCCCTGGCAGTTGTGTCAATAGTGGACTGAATGACCATGTTGACATTTGAAGTGTACTGAGCAAGGACCTTGTTGATGTCGATTAACAGACTATCCATTTCCAACCCTCTCTCCATAATAGAGCTCGATGGTATCAGGTTTATCCTTCGGCTCATAAGTACGATAAATGGTATATGGCTTATCGTTGATCGAGAGCTTTGTCTGACCGCTATAGTCAGCTATATTCATCTCGATAACGCCTTCAGCCCGTATGCCGGCTTGATCGGCCTGATAGAACTCATTCTGATAAACACTTTTCTGGAGACCTATGACACTGGATTCAGTCGGAGTCCCGGAAGGAGCCGTCTGACCGGTTGAATCTTTTGTATAGGTATTGCTTATCAGCTTAAAAGAAATATCCTGCATATCTAACCTCATACAGATAACAAAATCATGATTCAGAGCTCTCAGGTATAGCTCGCTCAAAAGCTCTGCAGTTTAAGCGGTATTTGAGGGAGACCGGCATCTCTGTCGGCTCCCTCCTTGATAACCACAGCCAGCGAGCATAATCGATAACGAGCTCTGCATCTCTATCATCTGACGTATCAACATCCGCACCGATAAACTTACTGACTTCTGTCTCAGCGACGGTGAGAAGGCTTTTAAGCCTGTTGTCATATACCGTATTATTGATAATTCCGATGTCGATCTTCAGACGTTCTAAAAGGACGTTTTCGTTCATGCTCTGACCTCATTTCCGACTCAGGACTCAGCAAGTGTTAAGCCACCGAGATAGAATCTCTGAGTCTTCTTATTGCCCTTGTTGTCGCTCTGCACGACTGTGAATACCTGAGTATTCTTGTCAGTGATCTTAGCGACAAGGTTCTTATCGGGATCTGCGATGATCTCGACCATGCCTGTTCCCTCAGAAGGAACAAGGCCAACCTTACAGCTCGTTGCATCAGAATCGATGTTTGTGAGCTTCAATGCAAGGAAGTAACCGTCGCCGGACAACGGACCTGCAGGAGACAGGCCGCCCTCGACAAACTTCAATGTGCCGGTAATTACGTTTCCAGATACGGCCACGTCAGCTTCCTGGAAAGAGGAAACGAGATGGTCATACATTAGGGTTGACTGAGCCTCTGGTGAAACTGTCAACCCTGAGAGGGGTTTCCCGGAAACTCCACTTCAGTTGTGGGTGCTGCACCGATACCGATTGCGACGAAAGCCGTAGCGATTGCAGGCTGACCATCCATACGGGCCTTTGCTCTGAGGACTGTCTGATCGTCAAGGAATTTAACGTGCTCAGATGTATCGATTGTCATGCCCTTCTTTTCAAGGAGAGCATAGAGATCAAAGTAACCGAGAACGATGTTGTTATCAGGTACGAAGTTAAGAACGATGATGTCGCCACCGATAGCAGGCATAACACCGTTGACCATAGCAACATAAGCACCGGAACCGTCAATAGCGACTGCTTCCTGCATTACAAGAGCGTATGTCTTCTCGTTCATGATCCAGAGCTTCTCGCCTCTGCTGTAGCTGGAATCAGCCTTTGCAGATGCAGCGATAATATCCTGGAAGAACTTCTTATCGTGATCGGAACTGGAGATTGTTACGAGCTGCGAAGCTATAGAAGCGATCGCTGTTACAGCACCGGTCGGCATCTTTGTTCCTGTACCGTAAACGATAGCCTTGTCGATAGCCTTGCCGAGTGCCTGCATAAGAGCAACAGTAAGAGCGTCAAGGAGATCGATGTCGGAATCTTCAACTGCTGCGTTGCAGATAGCAACATATCCGGCTACCTTGTAGCAGTCAAGCTCAACCTGACCAAATGAAATGTCGAGCCCATTGATTGCGTCACAGCACTCTGTCCAGATAGCTTCCGGAGCAACACCCTGGACGATCAAGCGGCCATCCTTGTTTGTTGTGAAAACATTAACTCTGGAATAGAGCTTTGAATACTCGATAACATTCTCACGAATGAGTCCGAGGATTGTCTCACCGATTGTGAGGTTAGCACCGGAAACAGATCTCTTTTCTTTGATAAGAGTTCTGACTTCTTCAAGTGTCTGCTGAACGTCAGCACGAGCGACAAGCTCTGCACGCTCAGCAAGATTCATGTTTCTGATAGATCTTGTTTTAAACATCTTGTTCATGTTCCTTTCTGTAATATTGATTCCTATCGGAGTCTTGTTTTCTTTTGAGCCTTCATCGGGCTGCGTTTTCTTAGAAGCTCTCTGCTGGTCTTCGATCTCTCCAAGTTCTGTCTCCATCTCGGAAACTTCCTTTTCAAGATCTGCGATCTGCTGATCGTTCTCAGACTTTTCAGTGTCGAGTGCAGCCTGGTCAGCTTCGATTGCTGTTACTGCTTCTTCGACGGCCTGTTTCTCTTCGTCTGTCTGAGCTTCCTCGATTGCCTGAGCAGCTTCATCAGTTCTCTTGTTGATCTCTACTGCTCTGGCTTCAAAGTCGGACTCTTTAGCTCTGAGCTCTTCGAGTGCCTTCTTTGAATCGTTGATCTTCTTACGAAGCATCAATGCTCTTAACATGGCTTTTCCTCCTTAGTAGATTTAGCGAGACGGTCTTTCATCTGCAGTTTCCAAGCCTCGGAAGCTCTCTTTTTGAGCTCTTCCGCATCTCTGTGTCTTGCTGAAACACCTGTCTCTTCGTATGCAGGGAAAGTACAAACAGAAACCTCGAACAGTTCCACATCCTTGATCGTCCAATGGATATCACCGTTATCGGAGAACTCGGTTTCTTCGTCACGGATCATGAATCCAATCGAACACTGATCTACATCGCCACGCTTAACCCTCTCGTATGTGTTAATAGCATCAGAATCTTTCGGATTGACTCTGACACGTCCCCACAAACCGTGAGAATCACTTTTCAATTCGAGCGTATTAGCCTTAGTACGGCCCAGCACGAGTGTCGTGTCGTGATTCGTCAGTGCTCTGATGTCGCCTGCAAGGGAACTGTCAAAAGCTCCCGGAGCGATGGACTCGGATGCACCTGGCCACATTTCATAGTTGCTATTAAAAACGGCGAAGTAACCTTCAATAGTTAAATCTTCGCCGTCTTCCCTCGTCTTAAACTCCCCTGAGCGGAGCTGCATCACTCGCATCTCAGGATGTTCCTCAAAGATTGATCTATTCATCTTTGTTCCCTCCTGTTAATTTGCTCTGATTGCCGGACATATCAGCCGGTATATAGTTTTCAAGAACTTTGAGTTCATCCAGACCTTCCTTCGGTTCAAGGTTGATCCTGTCTCTGGCTTCGTTACCCGTTACCCAACCACGGTCTCCCATAGCTGTGAAGACCGCAGTTATTGTTGAGAGATCCCAGTCGAGCAGAGCCCAGACATTTCCTTTGATGTACCAGTTAGGTGAAAGAATTAGACCTTGTGTCATGGTCTGCTGTATCTTCTCAACGATTGCCCTGACCGTTGTCTGGATAAAGTTGTTAAATTCTGATTTGTTGAACTCACCGACACCGACCAGGAATGAAGGGACTCCTACAATAGCCGCTGCCGTTTCTTTGTTGAGCTTCACCGTATCAGAGATAGCTAAATCTTGAAGTGTCAACGGCTTGACGTTTGTGACATCCATCTGCTCCGCAGGAATTATCCAGGGCTGTCCTGCCTTTGAAGTCTCCAGATAGTCCTTTGCGATATTCTCTCGTCCTTCCGGACTCTGAAACTCTTGTCCCATAGCCTGAACTTTGACTATCAGCGGTGGTTTATACTCGGAAGACATGAAAGCCTTCTCTGTGTGAGCCGCCTGCTTCAAGTTATTAGCAATATCTTTAATCGCTACGTTGATGCCGGTGCCCTTCCAGGGTTGAGTTTTGTCAGGATGGAGCCGGAAGTGTAAAAGATCGTGTGGATCGTATTTGATACCGTCTATGTATATCCAATAGCCATATCCGAGCGGATCATCCGAAACGAACGAAACACGGTCCATCGGAACAACTTCAAGATCTCGAAGATATCCGTCTTCAGTGTGAGGTCTTACAACTGCATTACCGTCTCCATAGAGCAGCATATTCATGGCTATAGCCTCATAGAAGTCAGCTCTGGTCATGTAGCTGTTAGGATCGATATCAATTTTTCTCGATAGCTCATTCCTGATGCGTCTGTCACCGTTGCTTGTATTTTCCATTAGGTGCCAGGAAATAAGACCGACCAGCGAAGCAACTACCTGACAGGCTGTCAGGATAGTCGGATCCTTATCAAGTGTTGTATATCCTACGCATGAGATATCACCGTCTTTGATAAGTGCTAAAAGCTGTTCCTTTGCCTTCTTATTTATAAGGTCTTGTGAAGGCTGCGGCTGCTGTTCTGCTTCACGCTTCTTAAATGTCGGGAACTGTATCTTCATTTACTCCCTCCAAACCACGAAGAAACCAGATTTGGTTTCTCCAAATCATTCAAATATCTGACGCAAGCAAATACGCTCGCATCGAACAGGTCGATGCGCATTTGCCGCTCGATCTTTTCAAACTGGATCATGTCATCACTTTTCTCTATGGCCTTAACATTAGCCACGCAATACTCGTAAGCCTCAGAGTGCAGATAATAGAGTCGCTTGTCTTTTGCAGCTTTCTCTATATGTCTGAATCCCTCAGACTTGACATAAAAATATTGCGGCTGGTCAACTACGTTGAAACCAGCCTTTTTCATTCCTAATACATACTCACGAGCAAACTTTCTGTCATGCCCGACCTGGACAATCTTGAAGCCTTTGTTCCGCATCTCGATAAACCACTTGACCACATCATCCGTGTTTACTGTCGGGCTGTTGGTCATGGTTAGCCATCCGTCTTCCTTCCAACCGAACAACGGAATCTGATCTTCTTCAGCTTTCTGAGCTGCAGCCGTAACCGGGAAAAACCCGTGAGTGATTATGATGTCTATATTTCTTTTCTTATCATGCCCGAACAGAGCTGCAGCCGTAAGGTCATGCAACTTTGAAAGGTCTGCACCGCCATACCAATGAATCGGCATCTTTGCCAGCTCTTCAAGCGTCATGTTGTATTGAGCATCAGAAGTCTGGAACTCTTCAAGATTAAAGTATGCCTTCTGAGCCGTTGTGTATATATTCAAAGACCTCGACAGAAAGTCTTTTCTCTGCTGCGGATCATTCTGAGCTTGTAGAGCTTCCTGCATGATGTCATCAGGTCTAATCGTCACACCGTATGATGGATTTGCAAGCTCATGCTGCAACGGATCCAGATAATCGACATCTCCGTTCTCATCTTTCTCGGCCTTCGAGACGAAGCAGAACAGAGTGTCATCCTTAACGATTCCGTCCAGGACCTTCTCAGCATACTGCAAACGGCCATAACAAAATGAGTTTACGTTATCCCCAGCCGTCGTAATTCCGATCATCAGCTTATTTGTGTAAGCCTTCATCGCTTCTTTGAATCTGTTGTATTGTGCTGCTTTGCGATAAGCATGGATCTCATCAGCAATACAGATATTGCATCCGAAAGAATCCTGCCTGTCAGGGTTTGCAGCCATCGCTTCAATGTAAAGCGATCCTGTCGGAGCACCGGAAGCGTCTACGAATGTCTTTTCAATCGAGTGCTCAGCATGGTTATCTCTGATGCGGAACTCGTTGAGGATTCCTCTTGACCGCATCGTATAAATGATCTTGTTGAACGCTTCTGCTGACTGCTTTAACGATGCAGCCGTTATATAGATAGTTGATCCTGACTTCCGCTCCAGAAATCCCAGGGCCAGAGCCAGAGCCGCAACAAAAAGTGACTTGCCGCTCTTTCGAGGCACGAAGATAAACGCTTCCTTGTACCGTCTTTCGTTCGTGCCTTTTAAAAAGAAGCCCAGCAGGTTATATACAATAAATATTTGCCAGTCCTGCAAAAGCAAAGGCTCATTCTTTAACGGTGTGCCGTCGAGCTTTTCACCTTTCTCATGCACAAAAACCTGTTCAATAAAGCCACAGACAAAATCTGCATCTCTGTGACGTATCTCAAATTCTTTTCTTTTGAGATCTGCCAGAAACCTTGCGCACTCTCTTTTGTTGTTTCCGGCTATGCGCTTGCCTGCTACTACGTCACGGGCATAGCTCACAGCCCTCTCGTAATAGCTTTTTGCTTTCATGATCTTATCCTTCTAAGTTTGAGAGCAGCTTATCCAGTGTTGACATCTTCTCTTTCTTCAATGAGTCTTCATCTATCTTTTTCAAACCGGCAGGAGTCAGACCTAAGTCACGCCAGTATTGAAGCGCATCCTTGTTCAATTCCTGCCAACTGGAGAGCAGAGGATTTTTTCTCATGTTCTCTGCTCCACGATCTGAGACAGTTTTGACAAGAGGTTCTGAACCTTCCTTCACATACTGTTTGTAAACTCGATCACGTTCAACCAGGATGTCAACCAGAGTCTCAACAACAGGATCGAAGATCTCATCGTATGTTCCGGCTATAGTCATTTTTTGAATAATGAGCTTTTTCCAGCCTAATTTCGTCATTTTTTGCCCCTTTTTGACGTTTTTCGGGGTATAATCAACTTAAATCCCCGTTGAGTGCGATAAACCCCT